AATCAATGGTCGGGAACTTTGAGGATATTGATATTGATGACATCGTATCCGAGAAAGTTAGCGACCAGATTGAGGAAGTGCGTGACCAGTACAAGGAATTGTACGAGGCTGCGTTCGCCGCAACTAATGCCGTCGTTAAGAATACTGAAGATGAGATTGACACTAACGTGGCAATCAAATTGTTCAGTGTAATTACGTGGCTGTTTGATAACGCAAGCAGCGATCCGTATCGCAGCAAGTACCACGTCCTGTCTGGTATTGAGCAGACGCTACGTGAGTACAAGAACAAGCGATACGAAGAGTTGCAGGCAGCGGAGGCAGGCAAGACTGCCCCCGATACGGCAGCATACTAATGGTAATCGCGCTGCTATTGGCAGCGCTGAGTGGCATCGTCCCTCCCCCTATTGTGGGGGAGGGACGCGCTACTTGGTATGACGCAACACGGAACCACGCTTGGTATACCAGAGGCGGCAACCGTATGTACGGAGCCGTTGGTAATTGGAGATGGGGAGACACGCCTTATGATGTGATCGTAACTAATATCCAGAATGGCAAGCGAATACGAGTCGTCATCACCGACTATTGCGAGGCTTGCGACGAGGGCAGAAACCTGATAGACTTATCGCCAGAGGCGTTCAAGAAGTTGGGCTACCCCCTGTCAAGAGGAGTTATGTGGGTACGGATTTCGTACCCAGAAAGAGAGGACACATATGAAAAAGTTTCTTGTAAGTGTAAAAGTTCCTTCAGTCAGCACATCTATTTGTGTTACCGCTAATGACGAGCGTGAAGCGCAAGTCATAGCCGATTCAATCATTGCTAATGCAGATCCTAATCTGTATGAGGGACTGCTTGATTCCTTTTACGATGAGTACGCAGACGTAGAAGAAATCATGGAGGACGATAGTAATTGGGGCGAGAGGATGCCCAAGTTCAAGGCTGCATATAGCGATGATGGTTCCATCATCGGCTACGAGGAAGAGATTGTAGACAAGTCTTGACGCGGGGCGATCAAGCATATACAATTGGGGCAACGGTGGCGATGATCGCCTTGCTGTTGTACCTACAGATATGTACAGGATAGGAGGACATATGACGTTTGATCCATTGGCATACACATATCAAGGACAATACTATTGCACCACCTGTGGTGAGGCGCTGCCTGACGACGGTGAATTGCAGCCAGTATTCGGATACCATTGGAGCGAGATGGCTGAAGCCAACCCGCATGGTGAGTTGTGTACTGAGTGCGACACCGTACTAATTGAAGGATGGTGTGAGGCTGCAGACACAGGCAATATAGGCAATGGCTTCTGTGGCGATTGCGATTTGAGTGGACGCGTAAGTCTGGAGGATCAGTATGAAGATTAATAGTATTACCCTCACGAACGAGGACGCTGCCGACATTGTACACTGTGCAGTTGAGGGCGGCACTAACTATTGGGCAGAGGTACGCAATTACAATTGGAAGGACTGGTACGAGAAGGATCCGCTACGATCAACGCCTCGCTATGATGGCGAGCGTATCAAGTTGGACCTTCCAGAGGACTATGTATTTGTAGAGATGCGTGAAGATGACGAGCAGGTAGAACCAGAGAGGGCTATCAATTCGTGGGTTCCAATTACCCGCAAGAATCTAGAGAAAGGTGTGATCTATCTTATTGAGAACATGCCGCATCTAATTCATGGCGTGAGTAATCGTGGGGATGGCGACGTTGAGATGGACTTTGACGCTACGTCATGCGACGTAATTGTCCAGTACGCAATGTTTGAGGAGGTCATCTATGGATGAGACGAAGTATATCAATGACGAGATGATCAAGCCACTGATCGGGTGGACTGTTGTCGGTGGTGTAATTGACAACAACATCACGAAAGGATGGGGGCAAGCGTTCCCTATCCTGATACTTGAGCGAGAAGGCAAGCGTGTCTACGCCACAATTACGGCGGACGACGAATGGAATGAAGGCGGAAGGATCATGATTGATGCGGACTAAGAAGGTGGGAATTGCCTACCTTCCTGTGCTGCTGTCGCTCACATTTGAGGGCGACCCACTGGATGACACGAAGATGGCGGCTAAAGAAATAATGCTGTCTGTCTTTGAAGAGTTGCAGGGAATGCAGTATGAGGTCGGGAATGCGACGTTTGAGTTCTATACACTAGACTGGTTGCCTGGTTCTTACATGGATCAGGTACAAGAATTTGAAGTGGAGGATGATGTTGACGACGAAACTACGGAAGAAACTGAAGAGCCAAGTTAGTCAGATGTCCGAGGTATTCGCAATAGGTATTGCGGAATGCTCGGTACATGGGGAAGGTAGTCGGGAATGCGAATGCGGTACGCTTGCGTACCAGTACGACTATCTGGTGAATGCGCTACGCTCTACTGATGCGCTGCCTGCAGCCAAACATGGCAAGCAGCAATCGCGCAGACGTAAGTACCGCCCGATCCATGCAGCCCCACACTTTGCGAAGCCTGGGCTTGTCCAACAGGCGGACGAGTCCTACTTGAAGGCGGTTGACCTAGGTCATGACGTTGAGGTAATATGGGATGACTCATGCTGTGCTGCTATGTACTGCAGTGAATGCGACACATGGGGATTCACAATGTATGATTACCTTGATGACCCAGAGGGAGCCGTTGAGGAAGGAGAAATGTATCTGAAAGAATGTGGGTCTTAGTATATACTATTAGATCTATATATAATAGAAAGAGGACGTATGAATCCAACACCACCGAGGTGCGAACAGGCTGAGGAATCCGTCATTGGCAGTGTCCTGATTGATCAGGAATGCGTAGATGATTGCATCTCCGTACTCACTTCCGAGGACTTCTCCAAGCCAGAGCATGCCAGAATTTGGCGTGCTATTGAATCGCTGCACAAGCGTAGTGCAGCAATAGATATCGTCACCGTCAACGAGGAATGTGGCGGCGACATGGGCAGCGCTCTGTCTCTCCTGATTGAGAAGACACCTACGTCTGCCAACGTCGCAACGTACGTCAAGATGGTGGACGAAGCGTCAATCAATCGCACGATCATCAAGACCGCTGCCAAGATTGCAGAGATCGGGTATCAGAACATGAGTCCCGACGAAGCGATCAATGCTGCGGAGCAGGCGATCATGCGCATCCGTAATGCGAAGGCGACGAACTCGTTTGCAAGTATGCAGACGCTCGTCAATAACGCACTGACCAAAGGCGAAGATGCTTCCGTCAAGGCAGGCATCAAGCCACTGGATGACTTGACTGGCGGCTGGCACAACTCTGACCTTATCATTGTTGCAGCACGTCCAAGCGTAGGCAAGACGGCACTCGCCGTTAACCTTGCGGTTGAGGCTGCACTGTGGCAGAAGAAGAGCGTGGCAATCTTCTCACTAGAAATGTCAGGCGAGCAGATCACTACTCGCATGCTGGCAGACGAAGCGAAGATTGACATGAAGCGTATCAAGTCGGGCGACCTCACCATTGAGGAGCGTGCCAACCTGACCGCTGCTGCTGACCGTATTGCCAAGGCAAAGATCTGGATTGATGACTCGGCAACACTGACACCACTGGACATCCGATCTCGCTGCCGTAAGTTGCGGCGTGACGTAGGTCTGGACATGGTGATCATTGATTACCTTCAGTTGTTGCAATCCAATCGTCAGTCGCATGATGCTAACCGCGTGATGGAAACGTCGGACATTAGCCGTAGCCTTAAGGCTGTGGCTCGTGAGTTCCACGTGCCTGTCATTGCGCTGTCACAACTCAGCCGTCAGTCTGAGTATCGTGAGGGTGGTGAGCCTCGGCTTTCCGACCTACGAGACAGCGGCTCTATTGAGCAGGATGCTGACGTAGTACTCATGCTCTGGCGACCGAAGACTTCTGAGGAGGAGACGTACTTTGATACGGTCAACTTCAAGGTAGCCAAGCATCGCAACGGACCTATCGGGGAATTCTCCCTGCTATTCAAGCGGGAGACAACATCATTTAGGGGGATGCATGAATAGCATCAGCGACGCAATGAACATGTCGCTACGCAAGAAGCAGGAGGTGGGTCGCCCATCTCTTGCGTTCTGGCGTGGCTCGCTCATGGGTGGATGCCTACGAGCGCACTGGTATAATAGTACTGGCGAGGAGGGGAAACCTTTTGATGATGCCACCCTGCGTCTCTTTGAGCGTGGGCATGTCGTCTCGGATACGGTGAACAAACTCCTCGCTAGTAGCCCAGCCTTCAAGTCATTTGAGTCAGAGGTTCCAGTAGCAATTGAACGCTACGATTTCGCTGGCAACATTGATGCGGTGGTCACGTGGGCAGATACAGGACACGTGGAAATCCTTGAGTACAAGAGCGTCAGGCAGAGGGCGCTCGCCTACCTTAAGGAGGTGAAGCCTGAGCATGCGATTCAGGCGGCGCTCTATTCCAACGGTCTGACCTTACAGCGGGTAGCCCAACACAGGATCCCCGCTCGTGTGGTATACTTCTCTGCAGACGACCTTGAGACGAGGGAGTTCCCATTAGAGGATCACTGGTACGAGAGGGCGTGGCGTGTGTTAGAATTAGCACACAAGTTTAGGGTGGCGGACAGGATTCCACCGAGGATTCCAGGCGCTACAGAAGGACGCAAGTATCCATGCGGGTACTGCAACTATCAGGCGAAATGCCTAGGAGGACAATCATGACAGGATCACTCCATAAGAAACTGGCTGAGGTATTGACCGCAGTCGGATACATTGAGAAGGCGGGGACCAACGCTTCTCAGGGATACAAGTATGTGATGGCTGCTCAGGTAGCGGACAAGGTTCGCGACGAGTTCGCCAAGCGCAATCTCACCATGCTGCCGACCAACATTGAGGTCGTTGAGTCTGGTCTCACTCCAAGTCAGAAGCAGGTGCTGACCACGCTACGAGTTACGTGGACAATCACCGACGCTGACAGCAATAGCAGCATCTCGTTCCAGTCCGTCGGCTCTGGTTCCGACAGTACGGATAAGGCTGTGTACAAGGCAATGACAGGCGCACTGAAGTACGCGCTGCTCCTTGGCTTCCTCATCCCAACTGGCGATGACCCTGAGCATGAGAGCGGGGACAAGACTGTTGCTGATGCAGCCAAAAGAATCTTTGCGGAAGATGCGACCGCAAAGAAGGTAGATAACACAGCAGCAAATAAGAAGGCGTTGGCATTTGATCCCAACGCTATTGAGTTCTAGGAGGACGTATGGATCGTATTGATATCTGGCTTTCAGACAAGAAGGACCCTCAGCGTAAGGTCACGAAGAACGGCACGAATGTCATGGAGTTCTATGGCTCATGGCAGACGGAAGCCTACGATGCGTGGATCAGCGCAGGCAAGACAGGCTCAGCACCAGAGCGCTACGTCTATGTGAACGTCAGCGTCTTTGACGAGGGGCTGATGGCTCACGTTGAGAAGATCTTCGCCAAGGTCAATGGCGCAGAAGAGCGGGATGTCCGACCGCATGCTCACCTTGTGGGCAAGTGGCGACAGGG